CTTTTTGGAGATTTAAGCTACGAGAGTCAACTCAAAACCAAAGAATGGAAAGATAAGCGTGCGCATATACTTAAACTTAAAGGGCGCAAATGTTCCATATGTGGAGTTTCACATAATCTTCAAATTCATCATCTTTGCTATCTATCAGGACATCTTGCGTGGGAGTATGACGATAAAGACCTTATTGTAGTTTGTGGACGATGTCATCAAAGGTTACATGGGCTTTTATAATCCCATTAGAAATCGGTTGTATCAATATATCAAAGAGCGATTATATTATATAATGTGAAAATGCAAACGAAACCATCTAAACGTTAAATAATATATAATAGTATCTAAAAAGAAACCAATTTGTTTGCTTGTATCTAAAAAGATAGTATCTTTGCATACGTAAATAATATACGGGGCAAAGATACCAAAAATATCAATTCCCTGCAATAAAAAAAAGAAAATATGAAATTAGAAAAAATCATCAAGACAATTAACAACGTAATCGAAGACAAGATTGCAACAGAGTACGCTCTGAATAGCAACGTGAAAGATATGTTTTTCGTGGTCAAGTTTGATACGTTTTCTGTAGAAATAAGCCACGATTGCTCAACAGGCGAGAATGAAGTTCTCGTGACGCCAAATGGTAATGGACTTATTGAGTTCTATAGCAATATAGAAAAAAGTATCGCTGATAATCTGATAGATATGGACGATGTTCTGTACACATGTCAAATGGCATATAAAGATTATTGGGATGGGGTTGACGATGGGTGTGACCCAGCTTTTCCACACTACGGCGATTTTGAGCGATGGGCATACGGCCGTTAGTTTAGACAAACCGCCTTGCGCGCTGAAATAAGGTGCTGCAATCGAATTGACAAGGCGGACAACAAGGTTTTAAAGACAGACGCGGCAAAGGGGCGTGGCGTTCCCAACCTTTACATAGTTCTTTGACATACTTTCATAAATTATAGAGATAGCAGAAAAGCTAAGGGCGAGACTAACAATCCGTGACCCCTATGGCAGGCTGCTAACGAACGAATTTAGCAGACAATGGTGCGAAATGTCTTTACGCATTGAGTAGATAGCTTAGGCAACTATCATCACCACGTCTGACAATTATATAGGGCACGCTGTGGCTAAACCCACTGCAATGGAATTGGGCGTGCTCACGAGAATGCACCCGTGATGGGTATCTTACTTTTTGTTTTTATTTCACATTGTTGGACATTGATGGCAAGCGTGCCATCATTTACGGCAGTTATGGTACATAGGTTTTTTTGATGAATTTTTCCTATGCGTGGTTCGAATCCACGGCTGCCACGATTTAAAACTAAGAATATGGCACAAGTATTATGTACAATAGCATGTGTGTGGGTTGTTTACCAACTCATCAAAGAGATTAATGGGTATTTTAAAGATATAAACAAATAATATGAAATTAGAAAGCAAATGGAATGTGGGCGATGAGTTATATACCATTGCTAACATGAAAATAGTAAAATTTAAAGTCTCATCTGTCAGCATTTTTGTAGGCAAGACTTTTACCAATGTAAGCTATTTCGGAGATGGTTACGATAGCTACAAAGAAGATAATTGCTTCAAAACGGAAGAAGAACTCTTAAATTTTTTGAGAAGAGATTAGTTTACGTTGTTAATAATCGTTACATGCGTGGTCTGTGAAGATAGCGCATTTTTTTAAAAGCAAAATGGAAAGGACAATAAATCAAAGAGAATGTTCGAATAGTAGTTTGTTTTTAAGACTACAAAAAAATGACAAGGTACATGTATCACTTAAATCGTACAGCGAAAGGATGATACGTAAGGAATGCAGTATACAAAACCGCTTTGCAGGGTGTACGCCTCTAAACAATAAGTACACCACAACTATAAAGGAGAAAACTGGCTATATTACCATTTATAGGAGGTATTGATATGGAGATGACGATACATGAGCTTGGCGGTATTATTGCCAATTTTGTCCGAGTGGGTTATAACTCTGCTGTCGCGGACTATGACCCGCCACAGGACAAGTTAAGGCTATCAGAAGTCAAGAAATGGATTAAATTCCGAAAGATAGAGTTTAGGACGTTTCAAGAATTAGAGAAGCAAGGGTTAATCCACGCTCGCAAGGGTGATGCTGTAAACTCTCCTTTGTATTATTCTAAGGCGGAGATACAGAAAGCATTTGCGACAATGCGTTTAAATAGATTATTTGTAAACGATAAAATTTCAAGCTATGGAAGAAAAGAAGAAAAAGAAAAAGACAGATGAGAATGTCGAAAACCATAATTTATCAGTTTATAACAAGGTGCGAAAAGTCCCTCCTACGGCACTAAAAACAATCGGTGCAGGACGGCTAAAGGGTATGTCAGATGTGAACCCCATGTTTCGTATCAAGATACTTACAGAAATATTCGGCGTGTGTGGTTTCGGTTGGAAATATGAAGTAACAAGACAATGGACAGAAACGTACGGCAATGAAATAAAAGGTTTCTGTAACATCAATCTATATATTAAGATGGATGGAGAGTGGAGCGAGCCAATTTTTGGCACTGGTGGTTCTTCTTTTGTTACTATGGAAAGAAACGGCGCATATGTGAATGATGAGGTTTTCAAAATGGCTCTTACAGACGCCCTTTCAGTTGCGATGAAATCGCTTGGTGTTGCTGCTGATGTCTATTTCGCAAAAGACGCTGACCTTGGCACGAAGTACGTCATTAACGAGCAGCAGGCAAGCGGACAACTGCCTATTACTCCACAAACTGATGCAAATCTTGAAATGGTAATCGCTAATATCAAGATAGCAAATAGCATAGAGGAGTTAACTAAGATTTGGAACGAGTGCTATGCCTTACAAAGTAACAAGACATTCGTTTCCGCATTGACTAATCGAAAAAAAGAACTGAAAGCATGATACAATTACAAGATAGCAGTATTTGCTTCGATGCAGAAGCGCACCGATATTTTCTCAATGGAGTTGAATTACAAGGTATAACAGGGGTGCTTCACAAACATATATTCCCCGACCAATACAAGGATATTCCACAGTTTAGGTTAGACCATGCAGCCGAGCGTGGCACGTTGGTACACGAAAGTATAGAGTTACTTGACGCAGGTTTTGAGCCTGCCGAAAGCTCTATCGAAATAGAGAACTACAAGCGAATTAAGGAAGAAAACGGATTAAGCACCGTTGCAAACGAGTACCTTGTTACAGACAGAGAGCACTTCTCGAGTAGTATAGATTTAGTTTTTAGAGACAAAGAAGACAACATTATACTTTCTGATATAAAGACTACTTCTGTACTGAACAAGGAATATGTACGCTGGCAGTTATCAATTTATGCTTATCTTTTTGAGTTGCAGAACCCCGACTTGAAAGTAAGCAAGCTATATGCCCTTTGGTTGCGTGGAGATAAGTCAGAATTCGCAGAAGTAGAACGGATTGATATTCCTATCGTAAAAGACCTACTTCAATGCGAGGTTGACGGGCGCAAGTTCATCAATCCGCTTGTCAAAGCCGATGCAAAAGTTCCTGCTGAAATAAAAAATGCAGAAATGTCTATCTATACGATTATCACGCAGATAAAGGAACTTGATGCAAAGAAAAAGGAATTATCAAAAGGGCTTTTGAAACTTATGCAAGATAATGACGTGAAGTCCTACAAAGGCAAATATATTACTCTTTCACGCAAAGTTGCATATACAAAGAAAAGCATTGATAGCGAAAAATTGAAAGATGAATATCCTGAAATATATACAGCTTGTATCAAAGAAACAAAGTATCCAGAAACATTACAAATTAAATAATTATGGCAGTAAATACAAAATCGGGTGTAGTTCTCGCAGTAGGACAGCCACAGCAATTAAAATCAAAGAGTGGAAAAACGTTTGTAAAACGTTCTCTTTATCTTGATTGCACGACATTTGACCCATACACGGGGCAGCGTTCCCAATACGAGAACAAAATCCTTTTTGATTTTATGGAGAGTAAAACGTCCTTACTTGATAACATTCAAGTAGGCCAGATTGTTACAATCTCCTTTGACCTGCAAGGGTCAGAAATTACAGAACAAGACGGAAGAAAGAAATATTTTACTCACGTTCGTCCGTATAATATAGAGGTTCGACAGATGCAACCGCAATACAAACAATCAGCGAGTACTCAACCCGTGTCGTTTCCACCGCAAGATAATGATGACGCACCATTCTAATGATATATGATACATCGAACCCACTCGATAAGGCTAATTTCTTGCTTCGTGCAAAGAAATTAGCCGAGAGTGGAAGGATAATAGAAATGAGCGAGAAAAAGCCAAGACGCAGCTTGCCACAAAATAAGTATCTGCATGTGATTTTGGCTTATTTCGGAACACAGACGGGAAATACTCTTGAATGGGTCAAACAGCAATACTATAAGAAACTTGTAAACCCTGACTTATTTATCCGAGAAAAAGAAGATAAGTATTTGGGCAAGATAAAAGTTCTTAGAAGTAGTGCTGACCTTGATACAAGCGAGTTTAGTTTATCCATCGAAAGGTTCAGAAATTGGGCGGCACAGGAAGCAAGTATTTATATACCATCTTCAGATGAAGCAATACTTATTCAGCAGATGGAAATCGAAATAGAACGAAATAAAGAGTACTTGTAACTCACTCTTTTTCATGATAAGTTTTTAATTGTTCAACACGTGGGGAAGCGTCCCCACACCATGCTTTGGTGGCGGAATTGGTAGACGCAGTGAGGATAGCGCGCACACTTGGAGAAGCCGACTTGCGACCAACGGTCTCCATGCAGGTTCGAGTCCTGCCCAAAGCACATGGGAGTATCTTAAGAAGGCTTCCAAGAGGGTGCCACCGAGTAATGCAAGCATAGGTGGACAACACCCTCGCCCAACGAGGTATGGTGTAATGGTAGCACAATAGATTTTGGTTCTGTTAGTGGCGGTTCGAGTCCGTCTACCTTGACTAATACGGCATGGTGTAATAAACCCGAAGTTAGGGAGTGTACAATCCGATGAGGGTGGAGCGTAAAAAGGAAATCAGTAAAGACAGAAAAATTCGCGAATAAGTATGACTTGAAAATTTCCAAAGTAGCGTCTTGCACACCACGATGGGTGTGGAGGTTGACATGGTTGTTTGTCTGCCGTATATTTTGCGCATCTGGTACAGGAATGGTAGACCTGAAAGAAAATGGCATGCAGATAGAAACTTGCCCCGACGTGGTTCGATTCCACGAGTGCGCACAAAACAAAATCACTATGTATTATTTAAAGAAAAAGAAATCAGACAAACCAAAGAAACGACAAGCAAGTCAAGCGACTTTGGTTAAGAAGCTGGATAAAGTTTACAGCAAGTATATACGGCTTAGGGACGCTATGGACGGAGGAATGACACGCTGCATTTCGTGCGGTCAAATTAAGTCTTTCGACAAAATGGACTGTGGGCATTTCTTTTCGAGAACACACATGAGCGTAAGGTTCGACGAAGACAACACACATTCCGAATGTTCCTACTGCAATAGGTTCAGAGCTGACCACCTAATCGGCTATCGTGAGAATCTAATCAAGAAGATAGGAACACAGAGGTTTCAGCTGCTCGAAGTCAAGGCGCACAGCACAAAGAAATGGTCGTGTTGGGAATTAGAGGAACTTATTAAATACTACTCAATCTTAGTAAAGAAATTGAGTGATGAGAAAGGGATAAAGGTATGAATGATTTATTTAATGACCTTATTATTAAAACATCGAAAGGTAAATGCAAGAGAGGTAAAACATGCTCTAAATGCGGGAAGTTCAAACCATTATGGGCTTTTTCAAAAGATAAAAGTATTAAAGATGGATTTAGAACATCGTGTAAAATATGCGATGCTAAGATTCAACATAATATACGCCTAAAAATGGTATATATAACACCTCCTGATTATAAACAATGTTCTGATTGTGGAAGGATAAAGCCTATTAGTGACTTTGGAAAAGATAAAACCAAGAAAGATGGGCATAGAAGTTATTGTAAAGAATGTCTGAACATTAGAAGCGTAAGATATAAAAAAGCAAAGACATCTTTTAGAAAATCTAAGGTATGACGTATAAACTTCGTGACTATCAACAAAAGGCTTCTGATACAGCGGTAGCCTTTTTTAATGATAAG